ATATCTATCCTTAAGCGGAAGATATTTTCCAAATTTAGCTGAAGCTTGTATGCATCCGTCTAAATACCTCATAAGCTTATCATTTATTTCAAATCTTGTCAATACCACTTCTCTTTCTGTAGCCGCCTCAAAATAAAAAAGTGGCTCGTCTTCTTTAAGAATTAAATCTCCTTGCGTTTTCCATGTTTGAACCTCCATGACAAAAGGCCTGAACCATTTGCTAATATCAAATGATCCTGGTATTGCGGTTGCATTTTTTGTATATCCTGGTTCATGCATCATTGGTGGAGTTATATATCCTAAAACAGGCTCTTCAGAAAAAAATATATATCTTAATCCTAAAACTATTGAACCACCTTCTTGTAAGGCAGATGATCTTAATATTTTTGCATCTAAATAAGCTTTAGACGTTGGTATTACAATAGGATTTTCTTTATCTGTAAAGTCATAATGATAAGAGCATTCTAAATTGTTTCTAAAAACAAATGATCTCTTCATTCTTCCAGAAGCTGCGGGGCAACTTAAAAATGAACTGGGGCCAGCATCTTTATTTCTTATTTTAATTAAATCATGTAAAAGATTAGTTGGCTCTGGGTATAGCATTTCTTCTGAAGTTGAGGAAGAAGATAGATCTATTGCTGGAGCCCAATAAATTATTAAAGGGTTTTTATCCATTTAAGATCAACCCAAAGTGCTTAGCTATATATGCTATGGCTAAAAATGACCACAAAATATTAAACCAAATTAATGTTGGAATTGTTTTTATTGTTGAAGACCAAATTAAACCCAAACTTGAAACTAAAGCAAAAATATAAAACCACCAAATACTTACATCAAACAAAAGACCAGGCAAAATAATAGTCGCCTTAGTTACAAATGCAAAAAATTCTACAATATTTGCTTTTGTCCAATATTCTTTATGGCCCATTGTTTTTAATGCTTGCAGCCATTCCATATGATTTTTTTTCATTCTTTATCCCTGTATAGCTCTGATAGATACTCAAAATGATTTTGAGATTTTTTTATTGCATTAGACCATTTTACCCTATACATAGCATTTTTAGCAACAAAATCTTTAACTTGATCTTCTATTTTAATGCTTTCAAATATATTATATTGATTTAAAACATCTTCACCAATTAAAGCATAGTTCATTCCGATCATTGTGCAGTGCCAACCGCTATTTGCCGAAGTATCCATTTCTGCAAAGGGGTACAGTTTAGGATAGGCTAGTAGCTTTTTTACTCTAGTTTGTTCAATAGTTTTATTATTTAAATCTAAAACAGGACTAGTCTCTGTCATGTGCCTCCAAAATGGGGAGTCATTTCTTTTGCTTAAAAAATAATGTGATTGAATGAATTCTTTAAACCCTAAAGTCATATCATTAATAACCCAATTATAAGAATCCCTATCCCATTGATTTACAAATCCCTTACTTAATATTTTTACTAGTCTTAAAATAAATTCATGAATTGAATATAGTCCATTGCCTTCCATGGGTTCTAAAAATGATGCAGACAATCCTATAGCAACTACATTTTTTACCCATGTTCTTTCTCTAATTCCAGCATAAAAGCTTATATCTCTAAATTGTATATCGTCTGGAATTCTTTCTTTACCCCGAACTTTTTGTAAGTACGATCTGAACTCGATTGCCGCATCTTCAGGAGAAATAAATTTATCTGAATATACATAGCCAGTTCCTATGCGTGACCAGAGTGGGGCAGCCCACACCCAGCCAGAAGAAAGGGCCGTGGCCGTAGTATAATTTATTAATTCTTTTTCTTTATTTTCATCATAAGGTATTTGTATAGCCCATGCTCTGTTTGTTGGAAGCTCACGTTCAAAAGAAATCAATGGCTCATTTAAATATTTCTCTATCAGTAAGGCTTTAAATCCAGTACAATCAACAAATAGATCTGCTGTTACTTCTTCCCCATTGTCTAGTATAAGTTTACTTATTCCATTTTCATCTAAAATAGCATCCTTAACTTCAGCTAATTTGTGGTGGACTCCCCTAGGAATTGCATATTTATCTCGTAAAAATAATGCAAATTTAATAGCATCAAAATGAAAAGAAACATCGTTATAAGGATTAAAAGCATCTAGACTTCCATCTTCATTCATTGAAATTTTATTTTGTTCCATTAGTGTCATTTGAGAATAAAAAGAATTACAATAGTCTCTGACAGATATTTCTGGGTACAAAAGCTTTTTAAATTGCCATAATGTAGCATTATAATTTTCTGAAAATATTCCTGGCCCAAATGGATAAAAGTATCCGTCGTCATTTATCTGATAAAAATCTTTATACATAATGCCATATTTTAATCCAGCATCAGTCTCATACATAAAATCATTTTGATCTATTCCCAATACATTCATCCAGTTTTTTAAATTAGCCTGGGTGCTTTCTCCAACTCCAACTGTAGGTATTTTTGGAGACTCTACTACAGTTATTTTAATATCTGGCAAAAATCTGATAAGGGTAGAGGCGCTCATCCATCCCGCAGATCCGCCACCAACTATAACAATTTCTTTTATATCTTTAGACATTATAGATATGCTTTTCTAAGTAATCTACATGATTTAAATATTTTTCAGTATTATATTTCCATTCAATCTTATCTTTAGAATTATTAGAAATAAAATTATTTACTATATTTTCAATGTCATTTTCTAAATGAATTGAATATAAAGAAATAGAATCTTTTCCTATTGAAGAATACTCCATTCCTGCAGCAATGCAATGCCAGCCACTATTTGCTGCATGAGAAAACGATCCAAACGGAGAAGTTTTATCAAAAATTAAACTCTTAAGTGATGTTTGGTCTATTCTTGCATCGAAAATATCTCCTCCTGGAGATAGGCTTGTCATATGTCTCCAAAATGCCGTATCGTCTCTTTTACTTAAAAAGTAGTGTGCCTGAACAAATTCCTTAAACCCAATAATTGTATGTTTAGATATATAATTAAACGAATCTTTATCCCATTGATTTACAAAACCTCTATTAATTACCTTTATCAGCTTTAATGCTAACTCATAAGTGGTGTGAAGACCATTGCTTTCTAAAGGCTCTATAAATCCAGCAGAAAGGCCTATAGCTACAACATTTTTCACCCAGCATCTTTTACGCATTCCGCTTTTAAATTCAATATCTTTAAAAGATAAATTGTCTATATTCCTATCTTCACCACGCACTTTTTTTAAATATTGTTTAAATTCATCTAAAGCATCTTCAGGAGAAATAAATTTATCTGAATATACATAGCCAGTTCCTATGCGTGACCAGAGTGGGGCAGCCCACACCCAGCCAGAAGAAAGGGCGGTAGAATCAGTATAATTTAACATTTCAGTTTTTTTATCTTTATATGTAATCTGTACAGCCCATGCTCTATTTACTGGCAAAACATCTTCAAAAGATTCATATGGTTCATTTAAGGCTTCGCCTATAAGCATAGCTTTAAATCCCGTACAATCTATAAATAAATCTGCTGTTATTGTTTTTCCAGATTCTAGATTTAAAGATTCTATACCATTTTCATTTGTATTAATATTAACTATATCGTCTACTATGTGGTTTATTCCTAAAGGAATGCAAATTGTTTTTTTTAAATATTCCGCAAATTTAATAGCGTCAAAATGAAATGCTACATCTTTTTTTATGTTAAATCCAGGAAGAGATTGGTCTGGAATCTTATTTGTGTAGATTGAACTCATTTGAGAAAAAAATGAATCGCAATAATCGGTTTTTTTAACATTGCTATAGATATTTTTTTTAAAATTCCAAAGAGTTACTGGATCAACCTCTGATTCATAATTTTCAAATAATCCTTTTCCAAATGGGTAAAAAAATCCTCCGTCATTTTTTTCATAAAAATCATTAAACTTTATTCCAAGTTTATATGATCCGTCTGCTCCTTTCATCATTTCCTTATGATCTATTCCCAGCATATTCATCCAACTAGTTATAGAAGCTTGTGTACTTTCTCCGACACCAATTATTGGAACATTTTTAGATTCAATTAATGTTAGATCAATATTTGGATAAAATTTAATTATTGTAGAAGCTGTTATCCAACCAGAAGAACCTCCTCCAACAATAACTATTTTTTTAATATTTATCATTTATATTCCTTTTTTTGCCAAATATTTTTAATATAATTATTTATTATTGTTGTGGCTATATTTTTTTCTTGATTATACATATGCTGCTCGGAAGTATATGAACCCATTTCCATTTTCCATGGTTCTCTTTTTATAGGTATAATCTGAAACATTGGAGTTCCTTTTTCTATTATCCCTTCAAAATCTTTTCTAAACCAAAAAACTGGATTTATGTCTTGAGGATACTTATCTGTGTCTATAAGTCCAGATATCATTCTAAAAGGAAGATCATGATATCCAATTGGATGTGTGATTAGCGATGACCAGCCATCAGATGTTTTAATTATCCATGGATTATGGTATTTAAATGCTACTGAGGAGTAACCAGAAGGATGCTCAACTCCATCAGATTGCCTTGGATCATGAACTCCAAACACTTGCTCTTTTGTTTTCCAAGAAACTGAATGTCCTTCTGCGGTTTTAATAACCATAACATCTGTCCACAAAGGAACAATATATCCAGATGTCATTGCATCAAGCATGGGCATACATTTTTTGCCAGTTGCAGATGAGACATGTCCACTAATTTTTATTTTTCCATCTACATATGGTTCCATTTTTTTCCACCATTCTGGAACCCACTCTGTGGCTGGAGACGGTTTTTTTTCTACAACATTCTCGTAATATTCACCAATAGAGATAAATTTAATAATATTTTTTTTCATGGCTATTTATACCATGTTACTATAGAATATCTTGTTCCTTCCAAGACTTCGCTTATTGAATGAGAATAAATATAGTTCGACGGGAAGATTAAAAGTTGATTTTTTTCTGGCTTAATGTTTAAATTAAATCTATCAAAGAATATCTCTCCGCCAGTATAGCTATTGTTTGCGTAATAAACCAATGAGACATTTCTAACAAACATCATGCCGTTATCTATATGCTTGTCAAACTTTTGCCCTTTACCATATTTTAATAAACCAAATGGCTCTTGTTCAGAAAGGCTAATTCCATACTCTTCAACATAATCTTTTAAGTAAACACCAAATTCATTATTTAATGAATTAGAAAAATCTAACAGTGTCCTTGCTGGCTCTTTGTCCTTATCTATATTTTCTGGAATTTGTGATTCTATAGGCAGGCCAATTGTGTCTAGGTTTCTAAAAAACTTTTTTGCATCTTCTTCAGATGTATGATTTTTGTTAAAACTTGGAATCCATGATAGCTGTGATCTTGAAACTAAAGATTCTATTTTATTAATGTGGTTTATGGAATCTTCAAATACATTTTTATATGAATGAATTCCTGGAGCGAGTATCTCTTTATTCATTCCCTATACCCAAAATCTTATCGGCATCCTCTTCTGAAAATCCGCTAGAAATTAATTCTGCTCTTTCATCATTTCTTGAAATAGCATACGGAATATAATCTCCAGCCATAGAAACCTGATTTGTTGGTGAAGCTATATTTTTTTTTGGATTATCCCTTAGAACCCATTCTCCGTCAATAAAATATGGAAATTTATCTGTCATGGAAAAATCTGGCACTTTTTCAGTAGCATTTGCTGCATGTAAAAATATTCCTGGTTCTAAAGGGCTTTCAAAAGCCTCTTCTTCTCCCATATAATATAAAAATTCTGGATGATATAAATATGATTTCATATGTATATTATACCTTTTTAAAATATTCTAGTCAATAGGTATGATTAGAATTTAATACAATAATGTACAGATATATTACGAGGTCTAGTTTCAGAGCTATTTGATGTTCCCCATGTTCCTGAGTTAGGGTCACTAGTAGTTCTTGAGCTACGACCAGTTGCTGATGTGAAGTGTGGTCCATTGTGGGTACCACTAGATCCAAAGTCAAAGTCCATAAAGTTACCAGTACTATGTCCGTGATTTGGGGCCTGAGAATTTTGAGTAGTTCCAATTCCACGACCAGAATCTACGCCACGACCGTTATCCCATCCACGAAGAAATTCTCCACGAAGATCTGGCAGTGTAAATGTTGTAGATCCATTTCCAGCTCCATAAGTTGTTCCAATAGCTGTAAATAATGCTGAGTAGGTTGTTCTGCTTACCTGAGCACCATTGCAACTTAAGAATCCTGAAGGAACTGCAGATCCTCCGTAAGATATAATTGTTCCTGGAATTACGGTTCCAGAGTTTTGACTTAATATATTAGTTAGTGTTGCCATTATGCCATCAATCTCCATCCTCTAGATGTATTGCTATATACCAATCGTATTGTAGCATTTGCTATATCAACAATCAAGTCTTCTGCAAGACCCTGGATAGGCTGTCCGTTTCTAGATATTGTTATATTTCTTTCATTTGCCAGACCAGTTATATCTGTAATAATAACCTCATCTCCAAGATTTGGGGATGACGGCAATGTTAATGTTACTGCTGCTGAATGATTTACAAAATAATTTCCAGAAGAAGTTACTCCAGAAGCTCTTGCTGCTCCTCGCTGTGTAAGAGTTGTGCTTTCAGTAATAATTGTTGGTCTCTGATCAGCATATCTTTTTGTTGAAACAGATAAGTCTGTTAAAGCATTTGGATCTTGAGAAACCAGTACCGTATTAGCATTTAAATTAATGGTTCCTGTTGACGAGCTTGCTGCATTGCTACCAATATTAATATTTGTAGTTGAACCAGATGAGCCATTAGTTCCGATGTTAATAGACTTTGTGTTTTCAGAAGCCGTTGCTCCTGATGCTAAATTATACTCTGAGCTTCCTGTTGAAGCTGTAAACATATTAACTGTTTGTGCTGCGGTTGCAGTATTACCTAGATTAAATGTTGTTGCTGGAGCTGCAATATTAAGAGTTGTTGCTGCACCTGCAAAATTTACTGTTGTAGCAACTGTATTATATAGATTTTGTGTTGCCTGTGTACCTACTACTGTTGGGTTTCCAATTGTCAGAGTACCTGCATTTGCACCCATATTAATTGTGGTTGCAGTTCTTGCAAAGTTAAGGTTTGTTACTGTATTATCAATTAAGTTAAAGTTTGAAGTAGAAGCTGTTAAGTCTCCGCCACCAATTGATACATCTACAGTTGCCTTAAGAGATGCAACGTTAAGAGTATTTGTTGCAAGAGTTGGACTTGTCCAAGGAATATCTGAAGTTGGTTTTGTCTCAATTCCAGATACTAGAGACCATTCTCCTGTTGAGTGGTTACGAGCAAGACCTGAGTAAGAGCCACGGTATGGATCGGTTACAGTTGCTGTTCCCTGGTTATTACGAATTGTTGTAGTAGTTCCTGGATTTGGAACGCTATCTGTAACTGTACCTGCAGAAGCTGTTGGGTTAATATTTGTAGCTGTCTGTGAGTAAGAAACTTGGTTTGCTGCTGGAAGAGCTGTAATAACGAACGTTCCGTTAAATGAAGCTGATACACCAGTAACCACTATCTGTTGACCAACAATATAGTTATGGTCTGTAGAAAGCGTCAATGTCGATACGTTGCTGGCTCTCGTTCTACTTGTTACAGTTCTAGGAGTCAAGGTTACAAGAGTTGTTGATGCAACATCATCTTGCGGAACCTCAAACGATAAACTATAAGGAACCGATGTTGAAACTGCAGATACTGTAAGCGTATCATTAATTAACGGATCTACATTTTGAATAACAACTGATTCTCCAACTGTTTCTACTGGAGGCGCTGTTAAGATAATCGTTGCAACACCAGCGGTAATAGACCATGATGTTACGAAGTTAATAATTTCTTTATTTGTATTAGTTCCAGTCACATCTGATGCTGTTTTAGCAAATGAGAAGGACTTGGATGTTGGAAGTGCTGTAATTACATGAGTTCCGTCGAATGTTGTAGGAACTGTTCTTGCCACCTGTACCGATCCTGTTGCTGGGTTTGCAGCTTGCGCTGTACCTGTCTGAATATATCGGAATGTTGTTGCGCTTGGAACATCCAAGATTGGGAATGAACCGTTATATGCTGAGGCTACGCCTGCAACAAGAACTGTTTCGCCAGCTAGGAAGTCGTGTGGCTCTGTGGTTGTAATTGTTACATAATCAAAGTTTGTTGTACGTTCTACTGTTGTTGTACCAGCCGATACGTTTGAGAAGTCTGGAGCGCCAGTATTTGCAAACGATAATGTATTTGCTGTTACTGCGGTAATTGTGAATGTACCGTTATATCCAGAATCTGCACCATCTACTACTACTGTTTCTCCAACTAGATAGTCATGAGATCCATCAATTGTAAGTGTTGCTACGTTATTTGCATCTCGTGCAACCAATACAATGTTCTTTGGATATGGAGTTGTAATAGTGATTGGCTCTCTCTTCTTAACAATTGGGAAGAAGGTTGAGTATGTTGTTGTAGTATCAATATCTGTTACTACTACTGAATCGCCAACCTCAAATTCGTGATTAACAGTTCCTGTAACGATAGTTGCTACGTTATTTGTTAAAGATTTGAATGTTGTTGTACGAGGTCCAATGACTACGCCTGTACGTTGACTTCTAGCCTGTCCAAGGAATGCGAAGTCTACGTTATCTCCGATTAGCTGACCATTAGCAACGAAGATCATAGGATCTGTAACGGCTAGGTTTTCGGTTTCAACTGTAGTTCCGCCACCTGCGAACGAAATCTGACCACTGATATTAACATCACCAGCAATATTCATATCTCCAGAGATACCGACGCCACCTACTACAGTAAATGCGCCAGTTGTTGGAGAAATAGAAGGTGTTTGAATTTCAATGTGAACATTTTGATTTGGAGTAATTGAAATTTGGTCATTACCAGTTCCAAATCCACCAGCGGCAAAAATAATCTTGTTTTCTGTACCATTGTTACCAGTTGCGATAACTAAGTTACCTTTACCAGTAGTTCCATCTGGTGCTTCGTAGAAGATATATCCATCATTTGGACCTGTGATTCCGAATGAAGGCTGATTAAAGGCGGATCCTGTAATACCCATATCGATCCAGCCTGAAAGGTCATCACCGTTATCTGAATATACTATAATATCTCCAGATGAATTAGGTGTTGGGTTTTGAATTGAAACCTGTGCATATGGTCCACCATTTACAATAAATACTGCACGAGCATTTGTTAGGTCTGCTGCAGTTTCAAATGCCTCTGCGCCATCTCCAAAGTATAGAGAACCTTTTGTACGCATCAAACCATCGAATGATATTTGACCTGCGATTCCTACGCCACCGACAACTGTTAGAGCACCTGTTGTAGCGCTTGTTGAAGGGGTAGCAATTTCAATATGTACATTTTGATTTGGTGTGATAGCCATCTGCTCATTGCCTGTACCTAGACCACCAGCAGCGAATACAATCTTATTTTGTGTACCTGTATTATCTGTTGCGATAACAAGATTTCCAGCACCTGTTGTGCCAGATGGGGCGGACATAAAGATATATCCATCGTGAGGACCAGTTACACCATATGTTGGATCATTGAATGCGGCATTTGTGATACCCATATCAACCCAACCAGAAACATTGTCTCCTTCTCCAGCATATGCAATATAATCTGCAGATGAAGAAATTCCTGTTCCAAGGTTAACCAATGCATTTTGTACGAACCCTGCTGAAGTTCCAGCGGCGATAACTACTGCGTCTGTCAATCCTGCACTTGTTTCAAATGCTGTTGCGCCTGCGCCTACTGGAAGTTTTGTTACACCCTGTAGGTCAACATTTCCAAGAACTGCTAGGTCTCCAGCGATATTTACATCACCAGTAATACCAGCGCCACCTGCTACTACAAGGGCTCCATTTGTTGCTGAAGTTGAATTAGTGTCAATTTCAATGTGAACCATTGTATCTGGAATAATAATTACTTGTTCTCTACCAGAAACAAATCCGCCAGCAGCAAGTACAATTCTGTTATCGTAACCAGTATCTCCAGTTGCTAGAACTAAATTACCAGCACCGATATACATTTTAGCTGATCCAGTTGCTGCAACTGATGTCACATTTGCTGCTGTTTTAGCAAAGCTAAATGTATTTGTAGTTACAGCAGTAATTGTATGTAGACCATTAAATGTTGCATCTACCGAAGTAACGAGAACTTTCTTTCCGCTTACAAATTCATGTGCGGCATCTGTTGTTAATGTTGCAATATTATCTGTTAATTCTTTATTTGTAATTGCAGCTAGCTTTGGTTCGGCAGCGTTTGTAAACACATATCCGTCGCTTGG